GACTTCAACCCACACGCCGGTGTCGGGAGGGTCCTGATACCAGTCTCCATTCGTGTCCTGCAGCCATTGGCCGTCCCAGGGCGGATATTCGTTCCAGTTATCAAAGGCGGTCAGTGTCTTGTTCGTACTAACGTGACTGTCGGTCCATCCGTTGGTTGTCCAGGTGTAATAGGTCTGCGCCCAAGCGGACGTGCTGACGAGCGGGAAGTTCGTCATGCCGTCATAATTCTCCCCTTCGTCAACTGGGCCGACGTAGTACACGGACGTGCCCGTGTTGTCCAAACTTTTCAGCATTGCGACCTGGCTGCGGATGCCCTGAATCGCCGCTTGATCGGCCACGGTTGAAATGTAGTTCGTGTAGGTCATCAGCGCATGAGGGAAGTATTTCCGGACGCGCGATACGCCTCCTGTCGGGTAAGTCGGGCTGGTGATCGCGGCGCCAAACGGATTGCCCATCCACGGCGGGTAATTGTTGAATGTGGTGCTGGCGGCGTTGCTCCACACGGGGCTGTAGGCAAAATCATAGAACCCATTAAAAAACGGTGCACCGAGTACCCAACCTGCTGGCGGTATTGATCCCCACCAGTAGGATGTGCCGTCTTCCGCGCCGCCCGGACCGCAATCGATCAGGATGTAGCCACCCCATGCGCCACTGCTGACGTACACATCGATTGCGCCGCCAACCCAACTGCCGTAGCTGTCATACGTGCGGCCGGCAAAGGTGTAGGTTCCGTCGTACACACCCGTCCCCGTCAGCACAAAATTAGAGTACCCACCCCAGTTCTGCGTGCCGGTGTTATCGATCAGCCATTCCGAGTTCAAGCAGCAGTACTGCGGATTTGGGTCTGTATAGGCATTGTTGACCGCCACGACCTCACCCAGGCAGTCCTGTACCGCTGCCACTTCCTCGGCCAAATCAATCGCGTGGACCTGCCCGGAATCGTCGCGGTCGTACCACATTTGATCGTCGTCAATCCCCAACCCGTTGGCGACCAGCACTCCTTTATAGGGCGTGGTCCATGTCGATATATCGGGGTACGCTGCACGGGCGGCGGTAGCCAAGACAAAAGAGATCAATAGCGCTGTCAGGTGCTTGTTCATACGTTCGGCAGCGTCTCGGTTGGGTTGAACGCATACATGGCGGCATGCCAGTTTCCGGTCAGGTTGTGCTTGACGTAGGTCGCCTTCGTTCCGTCGAACGAAAACAGGTAGAGCCATACCCGGAACGAACCGCCGCCGGGAATCGGCTTGTCGGTGGTCGGTCCAATCAGCGAAAGGGTTCCGGCGCCGGGGTTGTACTGCAGTCCGATGTAGCTGGCGTCCGCCGCAATCGTGAACGCGCTTTGCAGCGTTGCCAACGGCTGTCCGTTACCGGCCTGAAACTCTCCCGGCGCGATCACGACGTTGGACGTTGGCGTGCCGTACTGATCCACGCCGTTGATGCTAATCAGGCCCCACGGGTGATCCGCGCCCCAGGGAAAACCGCGCATCTGCGGGCCGATCACGATCAGGCACCACTGCTGCGCAGGGAACGAAGTCGGGGCGCTCGCCCCCCATACCAACGGCACAGGGCTGGCCGGGCAGCTTTCCAGCTTGCCGTCCGAGTTGACGCGGACGTACTTGTGCCCTGCGTCGAGCACGTTGACGTTGGCGGGCGCCAGGCCGTACAGGATGCCCCTGCCGATGGTTCCTGTTTTGGCAGGCTCCAGCATGATGCCGAACGGCTGATCTGCCAGGCACGGCGCGCTTTTGAAGGCTGGCAATGTCTGGAATTGATCCGTAGCTTGCGGGGTGGCGTCCACAACCGGCGGCGTTGCCGTCGGATCAGCCGGCGTTCCGGGCGTCGTCAGAATGTCGCCCAGCGCAAAGGGTCCGAACTGCGTTAGATCCGTGGTCGCCTGGATCAGCACCTGTACTTCGCCGAGTTCCGGTTCTTCCGACGATCCGAAATTGCGCGACCGGCGGGCAAGCTGCGCCGCCTCGATCGTTGCGTTTTCGCGTGACGCGCTGGGGCGTACACGTTCACCGGGGCGCACGCGTCGTAAAGGGTCGGCCCACATTAGATGGCTCCTGTTCCGATGCCGAGCGTTCCAAAATCGCCATCATCGTAGACGTCGTGGATGTAAACGTACAGCGGCACCTGCAGGTGAACTTGGGTGGCATCGTCGATGATGTTCCGCATCCGCACGTCCATGTACTGCCAGCCGTCTTTGTGGGTAACGGTTATATCGCCCACCTTGATATTGTCCGCGTTTTTTGACACGGCAAACTTGTAGGTCACGGCATAGCCGCCGCCCTTGATTCGGCGTCCGGTGGCGCCTTCGAACAGGACTTCACCGGCGTCAAACCCACGGAATTCGGAGTCGTTGACGGTGAATGTGATGTCTTTCAGGCTTGCACGGTAATCTGACGTGCAAGAAACGCTCGCCACCCCTGGACCAGGCGCGATGCTCGATCCGCTTGGATCGGGGAGTATCCATTCCTCGCTCCAGCGGTAGACGCCATAGCCGATATCGATTCCGCGGACCTTCTTGCCGTCCCAGCCGATTACGTTCTTTGGGTCCGGCGGCGGGGTTGCTTGCGCCGTGGTCACGCCGGCGCCTGGAGAAACCAACAGGCCGAAACTGGCGGCCACGTCCAGCGAGACGATGATATGTTGCGTTCCGCCCGTGATGTCGAAGTCGATCACGGGGCCGTTCTGTTCCTGTATCTGCTCGCGGTTCTGCTGCCGGGCGTACTTCACTTCGGCCATGTACAGCCAATCCGTGATGTGCTCGACTTCGCAATCCTGCTGCGCGAATGCGCCGTAGACTCCGGGGGCCTCCTCCATCACGGCATCATGCACGTCGAGCGGAGACGGGAAGCCTCCGCTGCCGTCCGGGGCGCACTGCACGACATAGAGCAGCGAAGCGGTCTGGTTGTTGACCTTACCGAAGTTGTAAGCCTGCGTGATGGTCAGTGATCCGGTCATTGTCAGGCTCCGTATCCGTCATCATCGTTGCTCTTGGACATTGCCTCGGTGGCCTCTGCGGTCCGTTCGGTCGCATGGGCGATGCGTTTCATGGTCTCGTTTTCACCACCGGCCTGCACGGATAGCAGTGCGCCCACGTCAAACGCTCCCGCCACGCCCGCCGTCTTATCGTCGGTGTCGAGCATCACGCCTGAAATATCGACCGGTTTCTTGTCGGGTGTGTTCGCGCCGTTCTTCATGGCCTCTTTTTCGGCGTGGGCCTTGGCGATCAGATCAGCGAGTTGTGCCTTGAGCTTGTCCACCTCGGCCGCGTGATCGTTCATGTACGCCGTGTTCGCGTCCTGGATCGCACGCAGCTTGTCCTGCACGGCCTTGATCGTGTCGTCCGTGTCGCGTTGGTCAGCCGCATGCTCCTGGGCGCGCACGTCCTGCCGTCCCTTGATCGTGGCGGCCGTCTCGTCATCGATCTTCTTGATCTCAGCCTCGACATTGATGCCCTTGTCGAAGATGCCGCGCAGCTTGGCCCATTCCTTCAACAGCCAGCCACGGGACTCGGTCCACCCGTTGCGCACGCGGGTCCAGAGTTCGGTCCACGCCCAGTGCAGCCCCTGGCACAGGTATTCCCAGCCGATCAGCAGCCCGCCGGACATGGTGTAGACGGCCTCCAGCAGTACCGTCCAGAACGAGTGGAAGAAGTCCAGCAGCCAGTCGATGCCTTCTGCCCAAACGACACGGATGCCAGCCCAGACGATCTGCATAGCCAGCGCCAGATCCCCGGCCGCCATCGCGTCAGAGATCCCGCCCCAGGTCGTTTTGAACACGCTGCCCAGTTCAGATAGACCTCCCGTGAAGTACAGCAGCGCAGCAACGGCCGCGGCGATCCCCGCGATCCACAGGAATGTTTTGATTGTCACGGCCGCCACGACTACGCGTAGGGTTGCAATGATGGTGGCTGCAACTGCGCAAGCCTTGCCGATCGCCCACAGCGCAGCCCCAAAACCCACCAGGTAGAGCGCCCCTTTGGCGATCGCCACGATCAGCCCGCGGTTTTCATCCACCCAGGCACGGACCTGCGGGATGATCTTCGACAGCCATTGGCCGAATTGTTCCAGCGCCGGCGCCAGGGCGGCGCCGACCGATTCGACCACCTTCATCACCTGCTGGTGGACGCGAGACATGCTGTTGCTCAGCGTGTGCGCAGCCTCGGCATCCTCCGTTGACATGATCAGGCCGAGCTTCTTGGCCTGGGCCATCAGTTCCTCGATGCCGTTACGGCCGCCCTTGATAAACGGCAGCAGGCTCACGCCGGCGCGGCCGAAGATCTTCATGGCGGCTGCGGCGCGGTCCGCCTGGTTTGGTATCCGGCTGATGACCTCAGCCAGCGTGAGAAACGCTTCCTCGGGAGACAGGGCCTTGAGCTTGGCGGCGTCGATTCCCAGTTCTGCCAGTGCCTTGGCACCGGCGGTGCTGCCCATGACCTTCTGGGACATCTTGATGCCCTTCTCGAGGTCCTCCATGCTGGCACCGGTCTGGGATGCGGCATATTTGAGCGCCGAGAGCGCTTCGACGGCCACGCCGGTGCGGTCGGCCATCTCCTTGAGTTCCTCGCCGGCGGAGGCATAGGATTTGACGGCCAGCCCGAGAGGGGCAAGGATCGCGGCGCCGCCCAGCATCATCTTCGATCCGACCTGCGATACGGACCGGCCGAACTTCTTGAGAGCGTTTTCAGCCTTGCGAAGCCCCTGTTGGAGCTTCGTATCGTCCGTGAAGAGTTCCACGAACGCACGTCCCTGTCTTATTGCACCGGCGGACGCTGGCATGACTTTAACACCTCTCGTATGAGCGACAAATCGCCTGTCCCGTCATCACGCTCTTTGCTCTGCCGCAGGGGATGAAACTCTGCCGGCGAGTAGGCCCGCGGATGTCGCTTGGTGTCGCGCACCGTGTTCGCCAGCATCGCCAGGATTGACGCTGTATGGTCCCAGCGGCTATCTGTGGCAGCGTAGTCTGCCAACGCCAACTCGCCGAACCTCAGCGGTGATGGGTCGATCCCGAGCCTGCCAGCGGCCTGCCAGACGTACTCCCAGCGGTCTTGCGGCGCACGCCCTCCGTTTCCATCAGCTTGCGCACTTCTGCGGCCGGGTCCAGAAGCGCTGCCTTCTCTCCGACCACCTTGAGCGCCTCCTGGATCGCGTCGTGCGTCTTCTGAACGATCGAGGCCCGCGCCGGCTGGCCCCGGCCAACGAAAAAACTGCCGAGTTCCTGCAGGAAGGCATCATACGCAGCACGCGAGGTTGCGCCGTCCCAGTCTTCCCGCATCATGTCAGACGGGTTGATGCCCCTGGCCTTGAATTCATCGGCCAGCAGGACTTCCATGATGGCTGCGACCTTGAACTCATCGCCCAGAATCTCCGGCAGGGATGGTGTGCCACTTTCCGGCGTCAGCAGATCCACGCCGGTGGCGTCACGAACCGCACGCGCGCGGCCGATGGTGATCGATACTGCCCAGGGGCGTCCCTTGGAGTCATTGAAGGTGGTTGCCATCGATCGATCTCCTCCACTGGCGCAGGATGCGCACTTGGTTATGATCCACTGGCAACAACGACCCAACTGCGGAACACCTGAATCTTTGCCGTGCAGTCCATCGAGACTTCGCCGTCGATGGGTTCCGCGCGGTCAAACTTGGTGATCACGAAGTCGCCATCCGGGCCTTCGTTTCCGGCGACGCTGTTCGAGCCGGTCATCGGCTTGAGCGCCATCGTGGTACGTCCGACGAACGCCACGCGAACCGCCTGGTAAAACGCGTCGGACGGGTCCAACGGAATCTTGAACGTGACTTCGATCTCGAGCAGCGTGGTGGCCACAGCGTTGATGCCGCCGTTTCCACGCGTCGGAATCTTGGCCTCGCCGGCCGTCATCGCGACGGACACGTCGCCCACGCTGGTTGCTTCTATGGCGCCCGTCGCACCCGTTGTCCCGTAGTACAGAACAGCATCTTTACCGAGTTTCACCGTCATGACACATGCTCCTTTTCGTTACACGACCGATTTCGCCCACAGTTGGGGCATTTGTGCTTGCGAGAGTTTCAGCGCCGGAGCCATGTACGGCCGTGGCGCAATGGTCACCTGCTGCTTCTTCCATTCCCTGCCGCGCTTGACGGTCGCCAGTTCCGTCCCGCCCTCTTCGAGGATTCGGGGAACCACGGCAACGCCGCCTTTCAGCGCCGCAGGGCCGACCACAACGGAAGAAGACGAGGAATCCCACAAAAAGAGAATGAAGTTCCGCAGCAGCCCGGTGACGTTGCGGGGGGCGTGACCGGGCGCACTGGGGTGATCCTCGGTGGTGATCGAGTTCCGGGCAACCTTGCGAATGTTCGCGCCCTGCCGCATCAGGACCTTGCGAGCAGCAGCGTTCATTCGGTCCAGAACCCGCTTGGATTCGGCAATCTCGATTCGACATCTGGCGCCGAGGTTCATAGGTCTGAATCCCCCCGGATCGTCACGCGGTAGACGCTGGTCCAGACGCCCTGCACGGCATGCTCGGACGCGCCGCTGTTGATGCCTTCGACCTGCAGCACGCCCGGAAACGCAAACAGCACCAGCATGACGGCGCGCTGCATGGCCATCATGGCTGACACGGCGTCGGGGTCGAGGTCGCGCACTTCGCCGGCGGAATCTTTTTCCGTGGGGACCGCCCGCTGGATGGCCACGTCGAACACCAGGTCCAGGCGGATCGCGCCACGGGTCAGGCGCTCAGGCTTGGGGACGCCTGGGACCACGGTCACATAGGTACGGTCGGCGATCTCTTCGCGGCGCACGGCCGGAATGACAGCAGAACGCACAAGGGGAGCTTGCGGCAGGTTTCCCCGTCGCAGGCTCTCCGTCAGCCCCTTCAGCAGGTCAGCTTGTTGCGCCTGTGCCATTGTGCTCTCGCAAATACACCCGCATGCGGGTCTTGTACACGTCCGTCCACGCCCAGGAGGAAACACCGTGTCCCGGCGCGGCAACCACGTAGTCAACTCCAGCACCCGTCAACCGGTCGCCGTTCCGTGGCTGGTATCCGTTCAGATCCGTTGAAGGAACGATCGCCGCCGGTGTCTCGACAATCAATTCAGCCCCGCCGGCGTCTGGAACCTGAACACGAGCCTTTCCCAGAGTCACCCGAACCGTGATGGCAGCGGACTGGGGCGGCTTGAGCGTGCAAACCACGGCGGCGTGATTTGCTTGCTGCTCAGCCAGCCAGGCCAGTCCGGTTGCCATCATGTCGGGCATGGCGGCCTAACTCTGCGACAGGATGCCGGCCTTCTTGAGCGCGGCAATGATCGTCGGGGCGTCCGTGACTCCGGAAACGGACTGCTGCGGGACGCGATCCTCGCCCAGCACGAAGTCCACGGTGGCGTCGCCGGCTGCCTGCGCGGTCAGCGCGGTGCCGAGCCAGACGTTCACGCCAGCGGCCGGGTCCGTGGTCGCCACGTTGTTCGTGGCATCCCAGTACAGATCCGCGCCGATGGTCGTGGCCACGGCGGCTTTCGCCCCGCGGAACTTGCCCTCGAGGTACAGCGCGCCAAGCAGCCCGGCCGGAATGCGCCGGCCGACGATGCCGATGCGCCCGGTTCCGAGGACGATGACCGTTCCAGCGGCGATGTCATTCGCGGTCGCGTTGACATAATCCGCCATGCAGTCGGATGCGAGATAGATGCAGGGGGTCGGTGTCATGTGCTTCTTTGCTCCTGTGCTTTGTCGTTTCAATCCACGCGCCCCGCGTGGGGCGCGACAATCATTCGTCAATTACGCGCCAGCGCTCTTGATGGCGGCCTGCGTGACCTGCTTGGACACGCCGTAGTCGAACCAGCCACGCATGACAATCCCGAGATCATCATTGTCCGGCTGGACCTGCTGAATCGTCGGAGCGACTGCTCCGCGCAGGAAGCCCACGGTGATGACCGGCAGATCCTCGGGCTTGGCGACCAGGTACCACGCGCTGGAGCTTCCCAGGGCGGTGCCGGCGGCGTTCTTGAGGGAACCGGACAGGTACACCGATGTGGACTGCTTGAACTTGCCGCCCCAGATGTTCCGGTTCGGAACCTGGCGATCCGTGGCCGCGCCGCCGGTGTTGACCAGCGTGGAGGTCATCAGTTCCGCACTGGTGACTTCCAGTTCGGGCGGCGTCAGCAGGATGCTGGCTTCCACGCCGAGCGGGTAGCCGTCGGGACCGACCTGCTTGCGGAAGGCCGTCT